AATTAAGATAATTTTACAAATATAATAATATTTTGTATTAACTGCATACACATTTCTTTTTCCGTCTTACTCTTCAAATTCCTTTCTGTTATTGCATCTACTATACATACCTTTATAAGCGTCTCACGACGTACCCGAAGCAACCACAATGGGTTGTACTACAGAAACACATTTTATTTTTTATTGTTCTGAATGTCGCCACAATGTTATGACTTCTAATTCTTGGTGTTGCATTCGTACTTTTCAACATTTTTTGACACGTCAATTTTGTGATTGTGACAAAAATCCTTTTCAACCTTGCCGGCGATGTGATGTTTTTACCGAATATATCGAAACCCATCAAGAGACTTTCGATTTGTTTCTAGAAAACAGTTATCGTTTTGCCAAACACCGATTCTCTGATCCTATCCGAGAACGACACCGACGACATCAAATCTTATTACGATTTCCTAGCTTGTATGCTGTTCTCCAAAGCGTGACCCCATGGAGAAATTGTTCTTTGACTTCACACAGCGTCGGTGTACTCAACGAAATTAAACACTGGCACACTATGACTCCTGTCGCTATCATTTGCGATGACAACGATACCTCTTGGACTCATTATTTGACTAATCTCATTCCTGACTGTTTAAAACGTACTCGGGCACTTGCAGCACAACCCTTGGATATCCTTATGAATTTTTACGATCGTACAGTCTCTATGGTTAAACCATTTTTCACTTCTGGACAATGGCTGTTCGATAAAATGCGCAGTACTTTGCGTTCTGTTTATTCCGCTATTTTGAAACCGGTGAATGAGGCTGTTACTGGTGCGATTTATGAGGTTGTCCGTTCCCTTATGTTAATTGGCTTAGTCCTGATGGCTACTTTTCAAATTATTACAACAACCATAATGTACAAAGTTATGGGTTTTTTGTGGCCAGAATCCAAAGCATACTTCGATGCCCACATGACTGAAGTTCACAAGACCGCTGCCCGTACTACCAGTACTAACACAGATTGGTCGACTTCTACCGATGACTCTACTTCCGACGACCAACCTCCCACCGAACCCCACGGCGAGAGTATTGGTTTTCTCCCGTTTGCAGTGACTTTGACTGGTATTATGTTTTGCATGTCCGCTGGTAGCCCTGCTCTTAAGGCTGCCGCAGAGCGAATGCGAGTACTCAGTTTAATGGCTACAGGCGGAGTCATACTAAACAACTTGGCAACTTACTTGTGGTATGTTTTGCCAATTGGCATCAAATCTTGTTTGATCGATAAATTTGGCAGCCGTGAAGTCAAAATACAACAACAATATGAAGACTGGCAACTTCATGCCGAGACTCTCTTATTGATGTCCCGTTCACCACAAGCTTTGTCTGATGTCAATTTTCAAAAGCGGCTTCGTTCTGTTAGCGCACAATACAGTGAATTCGATTTAACTGTTTTACCCCGTTCACTCGTTAATAAAGGGACTAATCTGTTATTCAAACTTCTACATATTGGTAGCATAATCTTTAATATGCAAAACCAAACAAAGACCAGAATAGTGCCGTTCAGTATCCATTTGGCAGGTAGTCCGGGTTCTGGTAAAACCAGTACTATTCGTCACATTAAAGAAAAATTTGCTTCGACTCAAAGCTTTGCAGTTCCACAGGGAGACGAATATTGGAGTGGTTGTCAGGCGAACGTTGATACCATCACTTGGGATGAATTTCTCATTGGTACCACTAGTGACGAAAGCGTTAAAACCAATGCAAAACTTTTCTTACAGCTCATTTCCAGTGATCCTTTTCAACCGCCTATGGCTTCTGTGGACGATCCTACTGTTGGGATTAAGGGTACTACTATTGCTCCTCGATTGGTCATCACAATGAACAACACGTTGTACAATCATGTAGAAGGAATTGATGCTTCAGCTATGGCTCGTCGCCGCAATTTTGTCATCAATACACGTATAGCCAGCGACGCGTACATGAAACCCGGAAGCAATTGCAATGTCGATCTTACAAAATATACCGAACAACAAAAACGTGATTTGACTTTTATTGACTATTATGTCTATCCGGCCGAACAATCTCAGTCATCTGCTATTGTGTCCTCAAAGCCTTTGAAACTGCCTGAACTTTTGAAATTTCTTTTCCATCATTATCAAGATCATATCAGTAGTTTACAGGGACTTATTGACAATACACAGATCGCAGACCAAACCTTTTCTTTTGATAGTGCCTGGGATCAGGCTATGGCAAGCGTTATGGAGTTACCCCGAGGTGAAAGTCTCAGTTTGGGTGGTGTTTTGGACACTTCGCTTAGGTCCGCACTAGCGGACTCAGTCGAAACCGAAACACATGGTGAAACTCCCTTGTATAAAGACGTATACTTGCTAGTAACTTCAGAAAATACGCTTACTACTGTATGCGAGAATTGGAATAAAAAAGGCAATCAATTTTTTAGTTTCCCGTGTGTTTTGTCTAACAATTGTTCGGAACCTGATCTGGCTCATGAGATGTTTCTGGAGAAATATTCTTTAGCTCAAATACCTAAAAAAGCCTTCCGGACCATATATATCACACAGAATACCAAACAAACTATCCGTTATCACCTAGTAAACAAAAAGGTGGTACTCAATCAGGGTTTCCCTGTTAACTCTCACGGTAATACAGTCTCTAACGGTATTTATTATGCCCATTACGATTTTGATTCTGCCACCCAGCCATTCGGAACTCATGACAATTTTTATTTGACGAAGACCGCCCGCGAGGTATCGCATATCATTCGAGACAATGTGTCTCACATACGTGAAGTATTCTCATCTACCGAGATTGTTGAAGGTTTTGACACAATACATCAGGGTAGTGAAGTTGATACTGCTTCCTATGTATCGGCGATGGATGATTTGACGGATGTGCCTCTCGTGGGTTATGACCACCGCGAGTTCAATTGCCAGTTTATGCACCGCCATTCTTGTGCCACTCCCAATTGTTCTAACACCAAAGAGTTTATGGGTCCCAATTGTCCTTCGTGGACCTGTCCAAGTTGCGAAAGCGAGACTTCTGACGATGAAGACGAATTTTTTGTGGATGATTTGGCTGAATACCACAAATATTGTCAGTTCAAAAAACAAAAATCCAAGGAACGATGGGCTAATATCCGTTCAGTTCGTAACCGTATCAATACCACTTCTGATTATTCACTAATGCCCACTTATGCATTAGTAACTGCCAACGACTCGCCTCCAGAAAATCAAAAGATATGTCCTTGGTGGAAGGTCGTGATAAGTAGAACTTTGAGTATCATGGGATTCATTGTCACCATGTTGTGCCTTAAACGTCTTGTCTGGACGGTTTTTGGATGGGACACCGCCTCCATTGACGGTCCTATGTTTATAAATAGCGGTGGTGGTAGTAGCAAGGGCAGCCAAGGTGGAGAAGAAAAATCACGCAAATCGGCTATATACCGACGATGGACCAAAGCTTTCCAGCGTAAAACTCCACCTACTGAAATCCACGGTCCGAAGACTAATCCACAGGCACGTCTAATTTTACCTGGAGGAAGTAGTGTCAATGTAATCCCCATCAACGACGGTTGGATTCTTTGTCACGGTCATTGGTGGTACGAACATTACTTTAACAACCAAGTTACAGTCACAGTCCAGCAAGGCAAACGTGCACCCTTCCAATACACTTTGGGACCCGATAACATGGTTTTCATGGACTCAAATGACCTTATCATGATCAATATTATCCATCCTTCTTGGCAAAAAACTAAAGACATTACTTCAAAATTTTTGTCTGATGCTGAATGGGACGGTCTCGACGGTTTAATGGTTGGTTATACTGATCTTAACGATGTCACTCATTCTGGACAGTCAACTTATCGACCTGATTACTGCTATTCGAGCCACGAGCGTGAGTATAAATGCGGTTTTGCTTTGTTGGGCAATTTTTCATCTGTTCGTGGCAATTGTGGCTTGCCAGTGTACGGCATTGCCGGACGTTACTCCGGTCGTTTGGTCGGTTTGATTGTTTCCGGAAGTACCGAGCACCGTATTTGTGGTATTTCTGTCGTCACCCGCGAAATGATCCATTCTGCCACTCAAAATAGTTTTGTGGTGCCTTGTCATCCTACTTTTATTAATTCTAATTTTGTTTCGCGTAACATAGTTCCCAAAAAGGAAATGGTGTCAATACCCTGTAAAACAAAGTTGGAACCTTCCAACATAGCAGCCCACATTCCCTATAAACCGCAGAAACAACCAGCTGTGTTGACCGTTGACGATCCACGTCTCCCCAAAGGCAACAAAGGACCAATTATCAACGCAGTGGAGAGGCTTGATGATAATCGCCAAGTTCCTCTCAATCCCTCGATTTTTAACAAAGTCACTCGTCAACAACGTAGCAATTTTGATAAACACCTTTACGAATGGGAAAACCGCGAATTAACTATGGACGAAGCAGTTCGTGGAATTCCTGGTCTTTTATCGTCTATTGACCTAAACACTTCACCTGGTTACCCTTGGGTTTTGCGACGCCCGGGAGCACATAAATCCCATTGGATTTCAATCAATCAAGATGGTACGGTTACCTACCGTTACGGGATTGACAGTGTCATTCGCAACGCCTACAATGAAATTCGTTCAGGGATTGAACCTGAGGATTACCGATGGATCGGTTATATGAAAGATGAATTGGTTAGCGAAACAAAGATTGAAGAAGGGCGAACTCGCATTATCTACACCGGCGATTTTGTATACACCATCGCTTTTCGAATGTTGTATGGTGGTGTTATGTTGCGGTTTAACAACACGTCTCAAGGTACTCCTTTGTGCATTCAACAAAATCAATTCTCTTTCGACATGAACGATATATATCTCCATCTAACATCTAGTGGTAACAGCCGTTTCTCCGGTGGTGATTATAAACATTTCGACCAGAAAATGCAACGTTGTTTTCAAGAAGCTGCTTACGATTTATTCGCGTCTTATGCACCCCCGACAGTTCCAGTTACAGCTCACGAAATTTTCAAACATGTACAAATGAACAGCCCTATGCAGATCGGCGATGCTATGTTGCGTGTACAGAGTACACATTTCAGTGGATGTCTTCTAACTACATTGGTTAATTGCTTTGTCAATGAACTGTATTTTGCTTACATTTTTTACCACCTGTATCCTAATCGGGATTTTTATGAAGAAATCCGATTGAAAGTGATGGGTGACGACAACATCTTCAGTTCTAGTAACCAAGTTACATTCAACACCCAAACTATGGCCGACAATGCTTATTTGGTAGGGCAAGTTTACACCAGTGACGTTAAGAACGAACCTATCGTTCCTTATAAAGCTTTTACAGAATTGACTTTTTGTGGCGCTCATCCTCGAATGTTGTCCAACGGACAATACACTGGAGCCATGCGAAAAACTACATTGGAAGAATCGATTCTTTGGACTCGCAACGAGAACGCCACGTTGCTCAGTGAAACCATACAAATGGTTGAATATGCCAGCCAGTGGGACGAAAATTATTACCTCACTTATAAGAAAAATGTAGACTCAGCTTTGTCTAAAGCAGGCTGGATGTTGGTCGCTTCTGATGAAAAACATTGCGACATTCAACGCAAAGTCGCTCAACGTACCACTGGAAGTGGTGAAGATTACGGCAAAACTTACATCAATTCCAATGACACAATTACTGAATCGCCAGTTTTGAAGACGACCGTTGATGCCGCGCTTGGTGTCACAGGTGCTATAGTCGGTACTGTTGCATTGTTTGTGGCAAAAAAAATCTACAACAAAATACGACGGTTGACTGCCACTCCTCCTGTTGATGAAGAAGTACCTGAAGTACCTATGGACCCTTCCGTCATGGACAAACCAACTTACGTTCATATGAGCCCCCCTCCGACTGAGGCGATGCAAAGCGTCGTGATCGGCTCCACGAAACCTGAAACTTCCATCGTTTTAGATGTCGAGAGTCCTGCTGCCAATGACCCAATCGGACAAAGTGTCGCTTCTCAAGAGTCACTTATGTCGAGTATGGTGTTGCGGCATAAAGTTGAATGGAAAAATTCCCATGCTCCGGGAGAAATTATTGCCCAGTGGACTTTACCCGGTGAATTAGTTCGAGCCGGAGACAATCAATCTTATCAGACTCAAAATTTTAAATTCTATCAATATTGGCGTGGCAAAATCGTAGTCACTGTTACTCTTTATGCTCCTTTTACTGCTGTGGGTGCCTTGTGTTTGTCGTGGGTCAAGATGCAACACGTCAAGAGTACCGTCAGTTTGATGAACGTCACGACACGACCCCACGTGATGATTCCCGCTGTTACTGGCACAGATGTGTACTCTTTGGAAATACCGTTTGATTATTTTATGGATTATTTCCCGCTGAACAAGGGGCATACCACTGAAGAGACTGCTATGGGCCGTCTGGTACTTAGTGTATACGGTCGGTTCAATGACCTTAATGTCAATTCTACACAGGTTTCTATTTTCACCTCTTTTAAAGACAATGACTTCCTCCTTACCCGCACTTTGCACTTATTTACCCATGGTGCAAACGTTTCTCGTAATGTATACAATTACGATATGCACGACATCAGTGGTACTATTACTACTCAGAATTCCGTCAAACAAAAGAATGATGCCAAAGCAGATGCAGTTCTCCCATTAGATCGACCCATAGTGGCCGGAGGCAGTATCCCACATTTCAACAAAAACTTGTCATATTCTAACACCGACGGCCCTGACATGAGTAACATCATGTCCACTCGACGTTGCCATATGGAAATGGAACATCTGGCTTATGAAACAGATGAGTCTGAGATAGCAACCATTCTACGTTTGCCGTCTACACTTACAACCCATTTCATTTCAAAATCCACGCCTATTGGAGATCTTTTTACTGTTCCTTTGACAACTGCTTTTACCGACAACTTCGGGCCTTCGGCACGTTTCCACCGCTTGCGTACATTGGTGTCCAGCGGTGATACGCAAGTCCAGAACCATGCAATTGAAGTTCCTTTCCAAACAGCTATTTTCGGACAATTCGATTATTGGAAAGCTGACTTTGTGTTCCGTTTCTTGGCTATAAAAAGCTCAATGCATTGCTTTACTTTGCGAGTAACTTATATGCCAAATGTGTACAGTGTCACCGGTGAGGAAAAAGAATGTTATTGCAATGCTTATTTGAAATTTGATGGTCAGTCCAATGTATTTGATGTCCGGGTGCCTTGGAAAAGTCCCTACCCTTTCTTACACACGTTTGACAACACCGGTTGTTTGAGCGCCAATTCTTCAGTTGAGGATTGGACAGCTGCCTTGCGAGATCAGTGTCTCGGCCTCTTGGTTGTAGAATTAGTCAGTCCTTTGATAGCTCCGTCTATAGTACCAGAAAAGATTGGCTTGGCCGTTCAAGTTTGGTTCGAGGATGCAGAGGTGAGTAAACCTAAAGCCAGTGACTGTTTTTCATTCGTCAGCCCTCAATCAATGGTCAACCAGATGGTCAATCCATCCAGCAGTCTCTATGTGCATTACAACACGCAGGGCGACACTGACAAACCCGACGACGTCTTCAAGAAAGCTACTAAGGTTTGCCAGCAGCTTTATGTTACTTCCACTGGTGGTCACACTCTAGACTCCAATGATCGTGCTACAGTCATCAATTCCCCTCCTCCAAAACAAGCGCAAACAGTGAGTGATTTGACTCCTGTAGAACGGGCAGTGCGTGACTCTCGACGCCCTCCTCAGGCCCTTAAATACTATGTCAAATTGAAGACTAGTATTATGATCCAGACAGACATGGACGTTGTCCTCAACTTTCTCAGACAAGCCCACACTGACGGGCCTGGTATCGTACCTTCGGTTGAAACTTGTAAAACCCACCCCTATCTTATCAGCGTTGTCAGTCGATCGGGAGTTGCTCTGCGAAAGTCATATATTAAAGACAAAGTTGCCTTTTGGGGCGGTAAAGTCATGACTGCCACCGAATATTCTGTGTCTTTGGAAGCTAATGGTGAATGTGATCCTGACTGCGAAGATCCTAATTACATCCGTATTTTTACTGATGAAGAGAGTGGAAAGATCTTGGTTTACCGTTGTTTGTTGTGTGATAAGAAAATGAGCAATGACAACGAATACTACCAACACCTTAGCAGCAATCGTCATCAAACTAAACTAGAACTCGACGGCTACATGCGTTCTCGTCGAGAACAGGTTGAACCGAAACCACCGCCATTAGCACCCTCGCAGCAACATCCTATACCTGCCCGCCCTGTCTCTCCAAAACCAGAGTCGCCGACACCTCCAACTATACTCCCGCAACAACACCTTACTCCAGTACGTCCGGTGTCTCCAGAACTAGACTTACCAGCGCCTTTAAGACAACCTATTGCTCCCGCACGTACTGTTTCGCCCAACACAGTTGCGAGAGATGATCAAAATTCACCTCAAGCAATTGCTTCAGTTCGCAGTAATAGTCCGGAAATCCCTCCCTTCGACATTGAAACAATCCCTGAAGAGGAACGTTCTGAGCGGGTTCGTTCTCCTTCACCGGGTTTAACAGTCACTCCTTCCTCTCTTGCGGATCTGGCTCATCCCCTCCCGCAAAAGAATCCAGTCTATACTTTTACCGGACAACTTTTGACTTTAGCACCTCTTTCAAACAGTTCAATTAAAACCCATCTCCGAATTTTATTGACTCAGGAGTTGTGGGAACATAGTTTTGAGATAACCAGTGACCAACCACGTTTAATTAATTTTCACATCAATTTACGTCCTATACCTCCTTTGTCTTACCACACTTTACGCAATGCTTTGTCGTCCACTTTACAATCCAGTGGTTTGTGGTATTATTCACTTCGCCTCCCGTTTGACGAAATCCACAGTGATACCCCAGCAGTGACTGAACCTGGTCACAATCTTCACCAGGAAACAGCACTTTCAATGGGAGAACCATCTAAAGTTGAGCCAGTCGAACCTTATGGCACTTATCCACACCGTCCTTTTGTAGCTCCTGTAACAAGTTTGTTAGAGTTGGGACGACGTTACACTTTACTGTCACAAGATGACACAACAGCTATTAAAGGCTTCCATTCAACTCTAACTTGGCGCACCTATAAGACTCTGGATTGTAGTGCGGCCGGTTCTGTGGCGAAGAACCCCGCTGGTTATTATTGTCGCAAAGGCACCACTGTGAAAATTTTCCATCTTGGATGTTACGGAGTGCTACCACATTTTTACCGCTGTATGGGCGGTTCTTTGTCTTTCCGTTTTCGAATAGTTCACCACCAGCGGCCTGTCCATCCTTCCATCGTTACACATCTTTCCTCTATTGGAGAATTGGATGCCAGTAAAGCGGAGAAAATTGCTTTAATCGACACGGTCGTTACCAATTACATGGACTCTGTTTCTTCGTCCCAGGCCCGTGTGCGAATGGTCTATTCTACTGGTGACCCTTCGGCTACAGCCCCCAGAGCTAATTTTTTGATGGGCAACGCCGCGGTTGGTGGATGCTCAACTAACTTTGGAGCTCCGTACGAAATTTTCAGTCCAACCAATGATCCTCTGGTGGAAGAATGTTTTGTTACTGTACCTTTGACATACGTTGGTCGCCGTTTTCCTTTGTATCTCGATCAGAGAAAAACTTTGGGCAGCTTGAGTGTAATTGCCTTCAGTGAGAGTGCTGCTATCGTCGCTTCTGTAGCCGGTGCTGACGATTTTACTTATTCATCTTTCGTCACTCCTGACCAATGTTGCATCAACACTTTTACTTATCAAACTGTCCATTCTACCACCAAAACTGACCGTCTTCCTTTTACCTCGGGCGGCATCAATCTCAATTACCAGTAATTTTATTCTTTTCGCTTAATCATTTTCGTTGTATATATCTCAGTCTAATTACTAACCACTAATTCCTACTGTATATATATCTGTACATATGTACATAACCTCCCTATTTATTGACTCTTTTTGGTCATCCCGTCATTTACCCTTTTTACTTTGTAAATACTTGTATATATATGTACATAATCCCTCTATTTATTGACCCCTTTTGGTCTTCCCGCCGAATCCGGCTTTTATCCTACCCGACCCTAAACGTGTCCGCTCCACGTTTTTGTTATATAGTCCCCCTCCCCCC